AAAAACGTGCTTATCGGTTTGCTCGCCGTCGACCTCATCGATACCGTAATACTTCGGGCGGTAAATAAATATAACCGTGTCGGCATCCTGTTCTATCGAGCCGCTTTCGCGTAGGTCGGATAGGATAGGGCGTTTATCGCTTCGCTGTTCTACTTGCCTACTTAACTGCGCAAGGGCTATAATCGGTATGTTTAGTTCCTTTTGCGCGGCTTTTAACGTTCGGCTAATCTCTGCTACTTCCATTTCACGATTACCGCCTTTAAAGCCCTCTATCGTCATTAACTGTAAATAGTCAATTATAGCCCACTTGCAACGCCCTTTACGCGCTTCGCGTCGCATTATGCGTATTGCTTCATGTACCCCGCATCGCGGTTTGTCGTAGATTAAAATCGGTAGCTTTTCTATTTGCCCTATTGACTGCTCGAATGTATGTAACTCGGGTTGGTTAAGGTTACCATCGCGAAGCCGTGCGGCGTTTACTTGCTCGTTACTATGCTGCAAAATTAAGCGCTGGCATAGTTGGCTGTTATTCATTTCGAGGTTAAAGTAAATACCCGGTTCGTTAAAGTTGCAAGCATGGTATAGGGCTAACGCTGTTTTACCCATCGAAGGGCGACCCGCTAAGATTATAAGCTCGGGGTGAAAGCCGCCCGTGAAACGATTAACGGATGTAATACCCGTACTTAGCCCGCTCGTTTGCCCGTTTTGATACATCGCAGCGCGGCGGTAATATGCCTGCCGTTCTTCGTCTGCGAGTTGAATAGTTGTTATGATGTTATCGATAGGGCTACCGTCCTCGATTAATGAATTAAGGCGCTTAACAATTTCTACGGCTGTATTAACGCCCCCTTTGTTGTTATTGATTCCTAACGTTTCCTCGGTTAGTATCGTCGTTATTGAACGCTTAATGTGTTCGTCCTTTAGAATCGCGATGTACTGGTTAACGGGTTCGGTGTACGATAGGTCGTTACCCCACCCCGAAACGTTTGCAAGGTCGCGCGGCTCGATTGCTTTTGTGCTTAATGCATAGCTACCGAGTGTAACGAGTGTCGGTTGCTTGTTATCGGATTGTATCGATTTAATGATTTTAAAGCATTTTAACGCGAGTTCGTCGTTAAAGTGATACTCAGATAGCTGCGGCACTATTTCACGCGCTGCGTCGGGTTCGTGCAGCATTATGAAAATTAAAGCCTGTTCGATTTTTGGTAGGGGTTTCATTATAAGCAATTTTCAAAAGTTGCGTTGTGGTTTACAATAATCAAATTAAAGTGTTCGGCGCAATCTAAAATAATGGTTTCATATTGCTCAAGTTTGTTGAGTTTAATAAACTCTAACCATTCGTTAATACCTTGAGGCTTTTGAGCTAAAACTAAATCTTTAATTGTCATCGTGTAAGTGTTTAAAGTTTGGGCGGTGGTTAGCCGCCCGTTGTTTTTTATTTTACAATACAAACTAATCGGTTTTTGTTTAGCTTTCTAACGCCTATGTAACTTCCCGATTGTATTTTAACTGAAAGCGTTTTAGCAGTTTCATTAACAATATCTAAAACCGTTTCTTTAGTTCCAAAATTCCACATTAAAACAGTACCGACTTTAATGTTTGATGCTGGTTGCGCTGGCATTTTTCCGATTGATTGAAGTTGAATAGTCATTGTGTAAGTGTTTAAGAGTTTGATGCAGCAAACATACAACTATATTTTGATTCTGCAAACTTTTTCTAAATTATTTTAAAAATATTTTTCTTACTGCATCTTAACCCCCATCGAGGCGCGTGTTACTACTGCGTTTTGTGGTTTGTTATCCTTATCGCGTTTGCTCCATGTTACTAACCTTCGCCCAGTATCCCATGCATCTTGAGCCGTTAGCCTTAGTTTTCCATTTGATAAAGGTTCTGCCCAATAGTTAAAAAACTCGTTCAGCATATTTTTAGGGTAGCGTTCAGCGTATGGTGTCATCGATTTAATCAAATCGTCTTTGCCCCACTTTTTAAAGTTAGCATTAGCATTTACATTATCATTCTCATTTACATTTACATTAGTGGGTTTGTTGGGGGTTTCTTGCGGGTTTAGTTGGGGGTTTTTAGTGGGTTTCATTGGGGGTTTTTCGCTTCTTGGTCGCCCTCCCTTTTTACCATGTTCAGCGCCTAAATAACCGTTATTTTTACCTGCGATTGCCTTTCGGTTATTTGCTTCTATTTGTGGCTTTATAAGCATAAAAATCGTTTTACTTAATCCGATTAAATCAACCTCAACTCCATTAAAACCGAGTTCACATATTGCCGCCCAAACCTCTAAACGGTTTTGCTCAGGTAAGCCGTTTAAGGCTTCATAAAACGAGCGGTAAATTACCATTGAATCTTTCATAATAAAGAAAGCCCTTTGAAATTTACGGTAGTAGCGGTTTGCATATATCAAACCTCGTAAACCCAAAGGGCGGTAAATTAATTTCGTTTCATTCAGGCTACTACCTCTGAACGCTTAAAGATACTAAAATAATTCGGGTTGCTCAACCTTTTTAAATCGGCTGTTAACCTCTTTTAAGTTAATTACAGCCTGTTTAAAATAGCTATCCTTTAGCTCTATTCCTATTGCCTTTCTACCCATCGAAACAGGGCTATAAACCTCACTACCTACACCCATAAAAGGCGTTAAAACAGTTTCGCCGGGATTAGTGTAAAGATATACCAAACGGTCGATTACATCGAGTTGCAACGGGTGTACGTGCTTTTCGTCGTCATCTTCGCGGCTATCTTTAAACTGAAGCACGTTATCGATTCTAACATCGTCCCAAACGCTCGAGGCGTAACGCTGCCATGTTAAATGCGATAATTTATTTTCGCGCTGGTCGCCTTTAAAATTAGCCCACTTTTTACGGAAGTCTGAATAATTACCGTATGTTTCTTTATGAGCCTCTAAAAAAGGGTTTTCGCCAAAATACTCAAATTCATTTAAGCCGTTTGGATGCTCGACGGGTGTATCTGTTTCGCCTGACTTTTTAAATATCAAAACATAATCAGGCATCGCGGTAAAACAGCGCGTCGCATCTTCGATAATAAATTTGTGCATTAGGCTTTGAACCATTGTACGCATACGAACTTTTAACGGCTCTTTCCAAATCGTTATGCGGTTATGGTACTGCATTCCGTATTTTTCATGTAAGCGGATAACCTCACCGGGGAAATCCCAAAGCCTACCCGTGTGCGTATGTACGTCGGTAACGTGTACAGCGTTAATCCTACCCGCCTTTGTTACCCGTGCCATTTCTTTAATTAAGAACTCGTACTGCTCCAAAAACTGCTCTTTACTTTCACAGTTGCTAAAGTCGTTTTCGTGTGAGCTGTAATTATATAATCCTGCAAACGGTGGAGAATATACCGAAAAGTCGATACTATTCTCAGGCATCTGAGATATTACATACATACAATCGCTATTATAAATAGCGTATTGGTCGGTTACTTTTTGTTGTTTTACCATGTGTTTAGTTTATGAAGTTTGGAAAAATTATTTCTTTGTCGAATGCTTTTTTAGTTATTTCGAAGGTTTCGTTAGTTTGCTTAATTAGGTTTTCAAACATCTGAATAGCCTTATCTTTTTTTACCATTAGGCTCTCCATTATTTTAGTCTGCCCGTCCGATAAAATTAAATCTACGTTGACTGGTTTTGTTTGTCCGAATCGCCAAAAGCGTCGAATAGCTTGGTAGTATTGCTCATAACTATAAGTCGGGAAGTATGTAGTATGGTTACAATGCTGCCAGTTAAGACCGAAAGCCGTTATCGATGTTTTAGTAATTAGCTTTTTAATTTCGCCGTTTGAGAATGCTAATAATATTTCCTCTTTTTTGTCGATGTTCATTGCCCCCTTAACCTCTACGGCTGTTTTGTCGAGTTGCGATATTAGCGCGGCTTCGTCGTTTAGGTTAACCCAATAAACCGAGCAAGGGTGCAATAGCGCTTTATTATAAGCCATTTCGCAACGGTCTTGAATAGTCGAGCGCACTTCGGATTTTATTTCTGCAAAGCCCGTAGCAGGCATGGCAAACATACTCATCTGACCATTTATAGCTAACGGGTTAACGTTTCGTATTATGGTTTGTATTTCGTTTAATTCGGGCAATACGTGTAACCTATCTGAATATCCGAGGTCGGAGGGTTTTTTGCACGAAATACTCCAACTATTAATCCATTGCCAAAAATCTTTCTCAGCATGAGCCTTTAAATACCATTCGCTACCGGCGTGCCTAACGTCGATTGAGTTTGCATTATTTTTAAAAAACTTTGTAAGCATATCCATATAACCCAAATACCCTAAAGCCTCTGAGCTTGTACCTAATTCGATATAATCATTAGGCGAAGGTGTCGCGGTAAACAAAAACCTATACTTAACCTTTTTTAAAAAGGCTGTTATTTGACCTTTAATAGCCCCGTCAAAGTTTTTTAATATGCTGCTTTCGTCAAGTAAAACGCAATCGAAATCGGAGCTATTAAACTTTTCTATTCGCTCGTAATTGCAAACGATTATTTTCGTTTTAATCGTTCCGTCTTTTGAATAGCTTATATCGTCGATGCCGAACTTTTCAGCCTCTTTAATAAACTGAAAGGCGACCGCTAAAGGCGTAATAATTAAAACAGGCTTATTCGTATGCCTTACATAGTTCGAAGCTATTGTAAGTTGAATAATCGTTTTACCGAGTCCAGTATCTAAAAACACCGCGCAACGCCCTTTTTTTATAGCATATTCGGCTACGTGCTTTTGGTAATCAAACATTTGCTCAGGTATAAAATTCGGCTCTATACCGTAATCGATTGAGCTGTGTTTCTTTGATTCAAGAAACTTGTGATAATCTGTGTTCATGTGTTTGTTGTTTTTATTGGTTCAAATAGTTTTCAATTGTATTTAGGCATTCATCTAACCCCGAGCAAAACAAAGCCTCGAAACCCGCATATCTAAGCCGCGTAAGCACTTCGAATTGTTCGGTTAGGTGTTCGTCTTGTTTTAGCGTTCCATCGCGTTTAAACGGCTTAAAATCGCTTTTCTTAATTTCGATAAACAAGCCGCAAAATTTACCACGCGGGGCGGCGATAAATAAGTCGGGGTATCCTCGGTGTGGGTTCATGCTTTTGTGTACCCTTGCTTGCCCTACGCTCATCTTTGTACCCGCGCTGAAGTCAAACCTAAATAGTATTTCGGGGTGCTTGTATTGCATATACTTAGAAATCGCGGTGTAAATATCGCTTTCGCGTGGCGGTCGCTTCATCGCTTATAAATATTGTTACAAACTATCATGTACTCGACGCGCCCTTTGTCGGC